AGCAGTAAAAAAAGAGAAAAAAAGAAGAAGAAGTGATGAAGCAAAATAAATGAAGTAAATAAATAAAGTGAAGAAAAAATAAAAGGAAGTGAAGTGAAGAAGATAAAAAATGTAGAAGGGGGGGAAGGGGAATAGATAATGGAAGAAAAAAGAAGAACTATCCCCCTCACACCACAGATAATTCCAACGCAAAACTTAACCCCCTTCCAACTAAGAAAGAGGGTTAAATAAAAATGGATAGAATTAAGTATTACAGTTTATAAAGCAAAAAACACTATAACTATTCATATTATACCAAATATTAAAGTATTTGTAAACTAAATTGTTAGTTTTTTATTTTTATAGGTTGACAAACTTCTTAAATTTGTTATATTGAAAATGTGGCTTGGACATTCGTAGTATATCTGAAATAGATTGAAAAGAAGTTGACAAGCAAGAACTATGGGAGTTTATCGTCTTGTTAGTACATTGCAATATGAAAATAAGAGCTGATGAAATTTGGTTTTTATTTTCTAATTGTGAATGTACTAATAGACGTTTAGAGATAGCTGTATGTCCTAAATGCGATAAACTTGTAGCAAGACTTGTTGAAACAAGAATACAAGATAATAAGCGATTAGACGTTATGTATTCAGCTAAGAAAGCTAAAAGATTAATTGAGTCTTGCAGAAATGAAGTTGATTTCTCATCATTAGACATCCCTAAACAGAAGAAAGTGTTATATGGTTTTAGATATGGTGAGAATAAAGAAAGAATTAACAAGAAGACTGGAGAATCAGTTATTATTCAAAACGCTGTTGATTTTTATGGAAATAAAGAGCGTGTGAATTAAACAAAACCCTCGTACTTATGTTGGTCGTAATTAAACACAGAGCCTACAACTGAATTAAATCCTTTCTAGCAATTAAGCAATTTACACAAGTAGGCTCTTTCTTATTTTTATGGCAAAAGAAAAAGATGGAAAACGCAAGCCCACCTCAAGAGATTGGGATAGAGTAAGGGCTTTATATATGAGAGGGGAAACCCTTGAAGATATTATTACTGCTTTACCTAAAGTAAAGCTATCTAAACGTGCTATTGTAGCAAGAATGAATCTTGAAGGAATAACTGAAAGAAGAAAGAATATTCAAAGCACAGTTTTAGACCATTTACAAAAGAATATAGAAACAGAAAGAATTGAAGTTAATAATCAATGTATTCATCTGTTTAACACCGGAGCAAAAGTTATTGACCATCTGTTAGCTCAATATCTGGAAGAAGTTAAAACTGGAGATACACCTAAAATGAAAGCTAAAGCAACTGCATACAATGTAGATATGCTTATGAGTGGTGTTACTAAAGTACAAAAAGGGTTGAGAGTTTGTTACGGTATGGATGAAAATGGAAAGTTATACGAAAAAGAACCAGAAGTTCTTGTAATTGATGGTTTAGATACGGATAAAATATAGTGGAATATCTTGTAGAAAAAGAAAACAAAGTTAAAAAACTTTCAGAAAACGAAAAAGAAGATATTGCTAAAAGAATATCAGAAGAATTTAAGACTTATGATAGAGCAAGGTCTGCTCAACTTGATAAAGCTATGCACATTAAAGATGAAGTATTCTTTAAAGCTGTTGCCAAAGTTGAAACAGACGAATCTAAGCGTTGGAAATCAAGACTTAAATTATGCAAAATGTATATGTATCATCAGATATTAAAGGCATTTATCTGGAAGAACACCTATGCTAACACTAATTCTATGTTTGATGTATCAGGTGAATCACTAGAAGCTGATGATAACTCTAATAAGCAGAAAACTGCTCTGGTTGATATATTAGAAAAAATGGATTATTCAAAAACTTTGGACAAAATAATTGATAATTCATTAATATATGGAGAGCTTATTAGCCTTGCTACATGGAAGAAACAAACAGAAGAATATAGAAGACCTGTTGATATTTTAGACGCCATTAAAGAGCCACAGAACGCTCTTAAAATAGCTTCTGCTAAACTACAAGGTAAAGAATATTATATAGACGAAAGAGAAATATATAATAACCCTTATATCTACTATGTTGACCCTGCTAATTTTGTATTTGATACAGCACAAAAGGATGAATGGGAAAGCTGTCCTAAAATAAATAGAACTTGGAAGACCCCAGAATATATTAATAGCAACAAATACTTTGAACTAAACGAAGCTCAAAGACAAGATATTAGAGATATTGCTAAACAGCAATCAGATGAACAAGATTTAGATTCACTTCAAACAGAACTACACAAAGAAGAAATAACTTGTGGTTCAACTGTTGAAATGCTAGAACATTATGGAGATATTACACTAGCAGATGGTACAGTTCTTAGAAATTGGTACGCTGTTGTTATTGCAGGTAAATATCTTGTTAGATTTGAAAAGAACCCACTTGTTATAAATCCATTCTCATTTGGTGCTTATGTTATAGACCCTGATAATGGTCGTGGAATTAGTCCATTGTATTCTATTTATGATATATCTTTAACTCAAGAAGATATGCTTAGAAGAACAATGGATATGCAAGCTCTAACAGAAAATCCACCACAATTTGTACCTAAAGGATTTTATGGAGAACATCCAGATAATGTTGAGCTTCACCCAGGTAAGATTATGGAATATGACCAAGGTTTATTCCCTCAATTACCTATGAAACAGATGGAATTTGCTGTTAATGTCTTTGCGGAAGATTTATCCTACCTAGGAGACCTTACAAGCGAAATATCTGGTATATTTCCTAATATGGCAGGTGCTAGTGAGTCTGATAGGACTACTGCAACTGAAATATCAACTAAGGTTGAAGGTCAATTAACTAGACTTAAAATGCTTTTAGATATTATCAATCAATATCTGATACTTGATAATGTTAAAAAAGTAGCTAAATTAAAAGCTAATTTCACCTTTGGTAATGAAACAGTTTTTGTTAATAACGTAAATCAACCTAAAAATGTTGAAATAACTGATGAAATTAGACAAGCAGATTATAGATATACATACGCAGATAGGTCTGCTACATCTGAAAGATTCAATTATGTTGATATGATTGGTCAAGCTGTTCAAATGTTTGTTAAATCTGGATTACAAATCAACATAGATGAGTTCTTTACTTGGTATATGGAACAAAAAGGGGTGGAAAATCCTGAAAGATTTATTATGAATCAAGATACTATTCCACCAGAAGTCCAACAAGCATTGTTACAAAACTCACAATTAGCACCAATTATTCAAGAAATGATTAGAAGGGTGGAGATGGCTAAACAAGGGGAGCAACTTCCAGATGATAATGAAGTTCCACAAGAAATACAAGAACCTCAAGGCGAAGAATCTTTGCCAGAACAACTAAGCCATCTTCCAGGGAGAAACTTATTAAGTGAATAGCGAACAACATGAAAAACAATTACGTCTATATGAACTTGCTAATAGCAAAGAATACCAAGAAATTAAGCAAGAATTTTTAAGATATATAGTTAAGGCTTCAACGGGAAACATTCCATCAGAAAGAATACAAGGGATGCTTAACCTATTAGCCATTCCAGAGAACTGGATTTTAGATTACGAAAAAGAATTAGAAAAGAGAAACAGAAATAGTAGCAATTAGCTACAAGGAGTTTTTATGGAAATTGAACAAACGACTTCCACAAATAATGTGGATAATTCGTCTGCACAAGAATACTCAATTGAGGATATTCAAAATGTTTTAGACGAACCCACTAATGAAAGAAGCGATAATGTAGCTGCAAAAACTGATGAGAATGACGACACTCAATCAGAAACAGACACTTCTTCACAGGATAACAGTCAAGAATCTTCAAAAGAAGATAAAAATGATTGCCCTGAAAAGTTTAGAAATGAAGATGGCACAGCTAATGTTGAGAAGATTCTCAAGTCGTACAAAGAGCTTGAACCGTTGATAAATCAAAAGGCTCAATGGGAGAAAGAAAGAGCAGAACTTCTACCATATAAAGAGCAATTTGAAAAACAACAACAACAGTATGAAGAAAATGCAAGACAACAAGGGTTTAATTCTGTTCAAGATATGGAATATAACTATGAATTAGCTAACTTAACAGCTAATGAATATGCAAAATATCTTAGATATACAGAAGAACCTGAAAAAGTTAGACAAATGCTTATTGATTACGCTAATAACCCTAATGATGAGCTTCTAAATGATATCGAATTTGAATTTCCATCAGAAGCTATAAAAAGAGTTACAGTAGCACAAGAAAGACAAAAGCAATATTATCAAAGCATTGCTTCTAAACAAGCTGAAACTCAAAAACTGTCAAATATAGAAAATGTTATTAAATATGCTGTGGAAAAACATAATGATATATTTGACTATGAACCATTTAAACAGCTATTTATCAACACTCTAAACAGATATGGTGATAGTTTTACAAATGATGATGCAGAAATGCTTATCGGTACTATGGTTCAAATGAAAGATTTATTTCAAAAAGAATTTGAAAAGCAATCTAATAAAGATTTGCAAAACAAGCAAGCAACTGATGCTGCTGCTTCAATTAACACAGCAAATTCTGCTCCTGCCACAAGTCAGAAAGACCCTGATATTTCAAAAATGTCAGATAAACAACTTGTTAAATTGTTAAAAGACTATGTTTAAGGAGAATTTAAAATGTCAGTTGACCAGTTAATTTTAGGCACATTTGAAGCGTGCTTCTCTAAATATTTTTATGATGAGTTGGTTATAGGTAAATTAGCTCATTCAGAATTTAAAAATGGTGTAAAACGTGGTGATGAAGTTGATGTATTTATGCCACCGACTATTAATCTTTTTGATTATGCAGGTGGTGATTTACCTAATGCTGAATTAGCAACCAATTCTGCTACAAAAATCAGAATTGACAGAGGTAAAGCGTTCCACTTTGAAATTGATGAAATTAAAAAGAAAGAAATTGAAAATGCACCTGATTTAAAACAAAAAGTTAAATTAGCAACTCAATACTCTCAAGATGGTGTTAAACAGTTTGCTGCTTGTGTAGATATTGCTTATGGTAATCTATACACAAGAGCAGGACACTATCTGTCAGATGATGATGATGCTGCTATCACTTTAACAGCTCAAACAGCTAAAGATATTTTAGCTTATATGCAAGCTAAATTTAAAAGAGGTGATGGCAAAGGTCATACCAACTGGATTGATGGACAAATGATTGCTATTGTACCTCCTGAATTTCAATTTTATCTTGGAAAACTTCAAGACTATGTTTATGTTGAATCTGGACATAAAAAATTAGAAAAAGGATTTGTTGGTAAATTAGCAGGTTGGGATATTCTTGTATCTAACAATATCGCAAATCCGTCAACTAATGTATTTTATCCTTTATTTGGTATCAGAAGTAAAACTTTAGCAGGTGGTGTATCATCTAACTTAAACATGAAACACTACATGCCTGAAAAGAACTTCAATACAAGATATAAAGGTTATGGATTATATGGTGTTGGCGCACCAAGAGCAGACTTCTTAGGAACTGTTAAAATTTCTGCTCCATTAAGCATAAATACTGCACCTTCAACATAATTTTGTTTTGTAATTGCGGTCTCCTTTACCGAATTAACAGCTTTAAGGGGTTTGGCTTCTAATTAAACCCCAGTTTATACTTTATTAATAGGAGAATAATAAAATGGCTGATATAACAGTAGTATTACCTGTATTGGATGCTTCTGAATCTTATGAAATTGCAGAAGTAACACCTACAAATATTGCTTCTGAAATGGTTATCAAAAATGCTTTAGATAACAAAAACAATTCATTAGTAATAGTTGTAACTGCAACAGGTGCAGGAACAATCACTCTTAAAGCAGGAAATGCTTACCCTAATTCAATTTTAGGTGATGAACCTCTTACAATAGGAGTAGGTACAACAGTTATTCGTCTTGAAGATATTTCAAGATTTGAAAAGAGAGATGGTTCGGTTGTATTAACAAACACAGGAACAACTGGAACAATATTTGCAACTGCAAAACGTGCAGGTTTAAAACCAGTACAAGCGTAATTAATGGGGGGATAATCCCCCCTTAGTTATTTACTTATTTATCGAATATGCAATAAATTCCGTAAATAGCTAACCAAAACAATATACACAAGAATATTTGAAATATTGTTACTTTTTCTTCTGTATCGTCAAAATATTTAACAACTTGTACTATATCACCAAGCCCAAGTCTAATATCAATATTTTTATCGTTCTTATTGAATTTAGAGTATTCCCCAGAATTTTGCTCAAAAAGCATACATTCGACATTGATATTCATTAGGTAATTGTAATCTTCGACATTCATCGAATACCATCTACCATCTTCTGGTGATTTATACATAAGATAGTACCATTTTTCTATCATAAAACCTCCAAAAAAATTATCTACAAATAGAAAGGATAAGTCAAAATGTTAAAACTACTTTATATTCCAACTGGAAACACTTTCACACTTCCTGATGAAGAAGCTCTTAGAATCAAAAAAGAAGGTGGAGCAAATTATAAGATTTTAGATGTAGGTTATCAAGAAGAAAAAGTTGAAAAAATTAAAGAAAAAACTATTCAAGAACTTGTTATGCCAGAAAAACAAGAAGAAGAAAAACAAGAACAACCTGCTGTAACTTTAGAGGAACTAGAAAAAATGGATAGATTTGCTTTATATGGATTAGCACAAAGATTAGACCTTAAACCTAAATCAAATGCAAACAAAAAGACTTTAATTAAATTATTATCTGAAACTGGAAACTTTAACTAATGACATTAACTTTTTTAGATTTATATAATGAATGTGCAGGACAGCCTTGGAGCATGTTTGATGCTGATGCGGAAAGTCTTGAAGATTTAGAATCAGCACTAAAAACATCTATAAATAAGGCTGTCTCTTTTTTGTGGAATTATCAACCTTGGAGCTTTAGAATCAATAGGACTACTATTAGAACAAGAGCAAATAGAGCTGACTATACAGTTCCTAATGGTTTAATTCTAAAGAAAAGTATAGGTAGTGTTGATAAATATGCAATAACATACGGAAATGAGTTTTTAGATTATCTACAAGATTATGAACTTTTAGAAGACGAATACGGTGAACCTAAAGGGTTCTACATAGATGGTGAAAGTTTATATATTTATCCAACACCTGATAACACTTATACATTAAACATTCGTTATCTTCTTCTACCTTATGGTTTAAATGCGGAAGAAGATGAAATATATGAACTTAAAGAAGAAGACGACTATATTAACATCCCAGAAAAATACGAAACTCTATTTAAAAACTGTTTAATATCGTTAGCTATGATGTATGCAATAGCTGATGAATCAGATGAAAACTATTCTGGATATAAACAGCAGTATGAAGATGCGTTAGCAACACTAACTAAATATTGTAGAAATAGCATTATAGATAGAAATATAACTTGGTAACTAAATGGCAAGTACAACTACATCACTAATAAACTATAATTTTGGTGGAATAAGAAGAAAAGATGCTGTCTTTATGGCAGATAAAATAACTTGTTCCGATTGCCAAAATGTTGAATTATTCTTCACTAAATTAAATTCAGGTGTAGGTATAAGAACTGTTAATGGTAATCAAGCAATAACAGATGATATTCCAAATGATGAAAATGTTATTGGCTTATTTGAATCAATACAGAACAAAAAGAGTATTTTCTTTGTTTATACAGAATCAGAAACAAAAGGTAGAATATATACACTAGATAGATTCTATGGTGTTGCCACATTAATAGTAGATAATCTGTCAGTAACAGGTAACGCTTGCGGA